ACTAACCCTGACCTCAAAGAAAAAATTGAGGAGCTTGAGGAAAAGCTGAAGGCTGGAGTCTACAACGCAAACAAGATCAATTTTCAAAAGGCGGGGCTTGAGGCTTTAGATGCAAGAGCAGAGTTGATTGGAAAGAAAAACGGTCTGCGTCAACAAACATGGGGCAACGATGAGCGTCATTACCGGCTGCACTTGGAGCCATATTTTTCCGAAATGCAGATGCGGAACATGACAGTTGGAGATGTAAATCAATTCATCGAACAGATGAAAATTAACGAGATCGCACCCAAAACCCAGCGGCACATAATCGGCACATTAACTGTTATATGTAAGCACTGCGTCTCGCGGGGTTATATGGCAACCAATCCATGCGCGAAGGGCGACAGGGAGCAAGTTCGGGGCAGCATGGGCAAGCGGAGTGGATACACCGCTGATGAGGTTCAAAAAATGTTAGCACAGAATATAGTTTTGTCGGTTCGCGCCTTGATGCAAACCGCAGCCTTTACCGGCCTCGCGGCTAACGAATTGCAGGGGCTACGTTGGCCTGACATTGACCTCTATGCAGGCACAGTAACAGTAAGCAACACCGGATATCGAAACGCCCTACAAGACGAAACAAAGACAGAATATCGGCAACGCACTGTGCCGATCCCCTCTAAGCTGCTCAAGCTGTTGCGCGAATGGAAAGTGAAGTGCCACAGCGACGCATGGGTTTTCCCTAGCATAAAAGGCAATATGGGAGAGCAGAACGCATGGCGCAAACAGATATTAAATGTCTGCAAGATGGCTGGCGTTGATGATAAAGGGCTAGGTGGTTTCAGGAAGTTTTACCATAGTCAGATGGAAGTGGATGGTGTGCCGAAGTCTATACGGAATTATCGGATGGGCCACTCTCAGGCATCAAAGACTGCCGATATTCACTACACCGACGCAGATATAAAAGCCGCACAATCTTCGGCAGATATTGAAACCATCGCGGCAAGAGTCTCTGCATAACGACTGAATATTGGGCATGGTGCGGAGCCATATGCTTGCCGCACCAGACCCAGCCCTTTGACTCGTATTCTTTGATCTGGCTGTGGATTATGTATCTGACGACGATCTTTCGACTTTCCAAACGCGCCAAGTGCTTTTCCCCATATATCTAATTGCAGTCAGAGTGTTCTTGCACTGCCGCAATGATTGCCGGAGTGACTCAGCTTCCTTTCTGCAAGAGAACTCAACAGAGTCACCAAAATCCATTCGATGAGCTTGTTCTTTCCAAAAGCCCCTTTTTGGTGGCAGTTCCACATTTTTATCTATCTTCAAAAAATGTCGGGTTGGATTTGTGTTCATTGATTTGCTCCTTAAAACATTTGTGCGAACACAAGGTTTGCTTTGCTCCATTAACCAGCCAGCCGAAGCTGTCTAGATCGATCTGCTTGTTGCAGTAAGAGCAAGGCTCAGTTCGTCTTGCGACATATGAATAGAGCCTTGCGCTTTTCCCTTTCTTTCTAATGGTGAAGCTCTGAAGCGATTGCTGCATAACCAGCAATGTCTCTTAGGGTGTCGTCCTGAGATTTGATGTTTTTCTTTTTCACTTTTTCGTCTAGGGCAACATTGCCTGACTTGCCACTGATCAGCCTTGCAACCTTAAACAGCACCATCATCATCGAAACATCTTGAGCAGTTATTTTTCCGTCCGGTATCTGCCTTAAATATTGCGTCCAGAAGTCAGCCACCACGCCTAAATTGTTTTTAGGCGACCCAAACTGCACCTCTCTGATTTCAGTCGCTGCGATGGCTGTTTGTAATATCTTAGATCGTTTCATGAGAAATCAGGGAACTGAGAGGCTGATGTAGTGTCCGGTTCAGCCGTTGGCGCAGTGGCTTGTTCAGATTGCTTTGCGGCTGGATATGTATTCTGATTAACTCGCAAAGAAAGCGCTCTAACAACTACGCCCTCTTTGTTTGTGTATTCGCGCTCCGACAACTCACCCGAAACGGTAATCTCAGAACCTTTTGTGAGGTTTGGATGCAAGTTCACGCCACGATTGCCCCAAATGGAGCAAGCGATCCACATCGTGGTTTTGCTTTCTCCATAGCCCACATTTGTGGCTAATGAGAAGCTGGTGACTTGATCGCCACTTGGAGTCTCCCTAATTTGTGCATCACGACCTAATCGACCGACACAAGTAAACACATTCATTCTATTCTCCTTTTGCTTCGTTTTTGATTTCTTCCGCTCTCTGCCGAAAAAGCTGTTTTTCCTTTTCCTCTGTCGGCTGAAGCTCATTCCAGAGCGCAGATAGTTCTGCCGCGTTTCTGACGGCTAGAACTTGCTGCTCAAGAGTTAGATCAGACTCTGGTTTTTTGGTTTTTGGTGGCGTTACCGGTTTGGGGGCTGGCGCGGGGTCAGCCTGATGCTCTGGCTTCAGATTGCCCTGTTCATCAAGGTTCCAGTCGTGATCCTCACCGTCATGGTCAGCGATCCCAAACAATGCCATCAGGGAGTTTTTCTTGGCGAAGGTGATAGCCCCACCAAAACTGGAAGGGTCATTTGGTTTGATCGCCAAGACCTTATATTTGCCGGACGAAAGCGTTTGCCCCGACGTATGCATCATTATGCTTTCAACGTAGTCTGCCTCATCACCTATAAAGTCCACTCGCTGATAATAACTCAGCCCAAACTTTGAGCCTTGCTTTGCAACGGAAACAATGTCGCCAATAGTCGCCGCTTTCCCTTTAGTGAAATTCGTGCCGGTCTTCCTCAGAATTGGCATGACACCTTGAAACTTTGACAGCGCAGCCGCTATCTCCTTTATATCCTCACTCATTTTTTGACCTCTATCCTCTTGCTGTTGTTTTTGGCAACCTTGACGAAAAGCCCCTCTCCGAAGGCTTCACTGGCGTTTGCCGGAACCATTGCTTTAATTTGCTTCTCAGCCTCTTTGAAAGACTCCACCGCGCCTAGCGTTTGGATGTAGGATGAAGCCCACCGCTTCCAATCCTCATCGCCGGTCATGTCCACCGAAACTCGCTCTTCAAGCGGCACTGGCGGGGGTTTAACCTCTGTCGGGCTTGGTGGTATCTGCATCTCGACACAGCCCATGAAATAGGAAGCTAGGCCGATTAAATGCTCGGTGTAGGATTGATCTAGCTCGACCTCATGGAAAGTCGGCTCGTTGCCAGCTTTCAGGATCGTTAGCAGACCATAATCGACCGTCTCGCCAAGCGTCTCAGCCAAGAGGTAGCCATTCCAATGAAGCTGCGGCGTGTACTTTTTAACCAGACGTGGCACAACCTCATCCCATGTCTCGCCCTTAAATGGTCTGCCCATTGTATATTTGGCATCGATCACGGCATTGCTGCCCCGATAATCGCGCACCGCGCCATCTAGTGTGCAGCGCATAAACTTATGCTTTACGCCGGTCAAAACCCTCTGTCGGTCAACAATGGCGATGCCTTGCTTATATTGGCACCATTCAAGGTTTAACTCCTCTGTGATGTGACCCATCAAGACAGGCCAGACCATCGACAGATCGTCATGGGTTCCGTTTATTTTCTTTTCATATAGCTGATTAATTTGCGCAGCGTCGGCCTCTGCGATCACATTTATTTCAGAGCCACCAACAGTTGTGGTGCGCTGATCAAGTGCGTCAGGGGTCAGGTTAAACTGCGAAAAAAAAGGATAGCTCATAGCTACCCTTTTACTTTAGTGCATAGTTGCCGTCAAGCATATATACGCATTTATGCTCTTATCGTGCTAATCTGATAAGCACAGCCGGAGCGCATTGTACCAATTCTTTTTCATACACTTCCTCTTCATCATCTTTTGATCTGAGGAAAGTATTGTCTCCGATATACTCTCTTAAAAGAGCGACTGTGCGATTGCCCTGCTTAACCACGACGGCACAGAGATCGTGCATTTGCAATTCCAAGTCTGGATTGCAATAAACTAGATCACCATGCTTCAGACGTGGCTCCATTGAGTCGCCTTGCGCAAACATCGCAAAGCTGTCAGGGCTTTCACAATCGGCAAAAGGTCTATGTGTTCGGCTGCTCATCGCAAGATCGAACCTTACACCATCGCCTTCCGGCAAAGCATATACCGGCAGATCAAGACTGACTTCTTTGGGTTGATTTTCGGCGAGAATATCATCGTCACTGCATTTGAAAAACGCAGTGAGCTTTTTGAGGTGAGTGCCAATTCGCCTCTTTCCTTTTTCGATTCTTGAATATTCGGCTTGATTTAAGCCAACTTTTGTTGCGACTTGCGATTGCGTTAAACCTTTTCTGTCCCGTAAAAGGCGCAGATTGTTTGGATACTCCATAACTGGTTCCCCATAAAATTAACTTGAAAAAAAGTGTGATAATTTTTCTTGCGTCAACTCCATGCGGGGTTGGGCCAGTTGGTTGATCGCACCACTGCGTTGGGTGCGTCATTGTCCCATAAATGGGGAAGGGATATTTTCTTAACATAAACATGCACGCCTCCTTTTTACTTATGGGCATAATTGCATCTATCTAAATATTTGGATTTATGCCCATAATCAAGTGCAAACGACTCGCAACTAAGAAAAATAATTCAAAGAAATTAAATTATGTTGACGTAAACGCAAATAAGCGCGTATTATGCGCATATGTAATAAACAAGGTCTGGTGTTTATCAATGAAACTAAATCAATATCTAGTGCAAACCGGTATGAATCAATCTGAATTTGCAACCGCGTTAGATGTTTGTCAGGCCACTGTTCACAAGTGGATTTATAACAAATGCAATCCATCCAGCCGCAGGATCATGGAAATTCATCGCATGACGAACGGCGAGGTGACGGTTGAGGATTGGCTGGAGCAGAAGCAGTAAATGGGCAAGTCGCAGCGAGATAAAGGTTATCGAACCGAAAACAATATCCGCAAAATGGCTCTGGATCATGGGCTTCATGCCTACCGTGTCCCGCTTTCTGGCGGTGCTAGCATAAAGGGCGATGTGATTGTTCAGGGTACTGGTGATCAATGGGTTTTAGAGATCAAGTGCCGCGCAAATGGCTTTAAGCAGATTTACGACTGGATCGGTGACAATGATGGTCTGGTGATCAAGTCGGATAACAACAGAGCGTTGGTGGTTTTAGATGTTGGTGACTTTTTCGATTTAGTAGCTGGTAAGCACAACGCCTGACAATGACTAGAGGTCAAAAGGCACACGAAGATTGGGTCTACGATGAAAGAAGTAAAGAGCGAAAATGTCTGCGTTGCAGTGAAGGTTTTTTTAGTCAACACGCTGGAGAGCGCATCTGCACTTATTGCAAAGGCTCTGAAGATTATCAGGAGTGCCTTAACGGTTATTCAGAACATGGTTTTTAGAAAGTGAACAACGTGACTCTCACTGGTTATGAAATGGCGATGGCCTCCGACGCAGGCAGATTGAGAAATATCTCTGCGATGACGAAAGGCCGGAAGGAGAGTAGACCGCAAATCGAAGGCGGTGAGTGGCAGGCACATATTGAGGGTGCAGCCGGAGAGGTAGCTGCCGCAAAGGTAATGAACGTTTATTGGGGCGGCAGTGTCGGCACATTTAAAAACGGCGGTGACATCGATGGAACCGGCTGGGAAGTCAGAACACGCAGCAAGCATGAATATGACTTGATTGTAAGAGATTCCGATCCTGACGGAAGGGTGATGATCTTGGTAACAGGCAAATCACCAAACTTCAAAGTGCAGGGTTGGATTAAGACTGAAGAGGCAAAACGAGCAGAGTTTCTTCAGAATTACGGCGGACACGGACAAGCCTATTTCGTGCCGAAGAGCAGGCTGAATTTAATGGAGGACTTGAATGAGCATAGAAGCAGTGACGTGGGCTTTTAAGCAGAAGCTAGACGACCCGACTGCCAAGCTGGTGTTGTTGGGAATAGCAGACAAATACAACGAGGACAGGGGGTACGCATGGCCCTCAATGGAAAGATTAGCTGACATGGCTGATTGCACTCAGCGCACAGTTTCCCGCAAAATATCCATGTTAGAGGAGCTCGGAGTTATCGAAACCATCAGGCATCCAAATCAGACAAATCGGTACTTTTTACCCAATATGACATCCTGTCGGGGCGACACCGGTGTCTACCCTGACCAGACATCTAGTGTCCTATCGGGGAGGACATCTAGTGTCATCCAAACAATAGATAACAATAATGAACAATATATATCGTTCAAAAATGATTTCGATTTGTTTTGGAAAGAGGTGCCGAGAAAGGTTGGAAAGAAGGGTGCGATGAGGGCTTTCAAAGCAGCTTGCAAGGAGAGCAGTGCGGAAAAGATTACAGCATCGATGACTGCGTTTGCGGCTGATTGTAAGTCAAAAGGGACAGAACAACGCTTCATTCCAATGCCAGCAAGCTGGTTAAATGCTGGACGCTATGATGATGAGTTGGTGAAGGAAGAGGCCAAGCATGAGAACTTCGGTATTTCGCAACGGTGGATGCCAAGAGATGAGGAAGAGTTTAATCAGAAATATCATGCAATGCCGGAATATTATGAGAAAAACAGACCGGACATAATCGCACTTGCAAAGCAAAAAGGCTGGCTATGAGTGCAAAGGAAGAACAAGGTTATAAACCGACTAAGGAGTTTCTAAACCATCACAGTGTTGAGACGGTAGAAACAAGACAGGCTGGTAAACGCAGGATGCGTGTCACTGACCAGCTAATGATAGATTATTATTTAAAACATAAACATATCGATAATCATCAATATGCAGCCGCCACACGGTTGCTCGCCCTATGGAGGGCGGCGGGTAGAGCGCAGAGGATGACAGGCAAGATGGAGTGGACTCCACCAAGCAGCAATAACGAAATGACAGAATATGCCTCTGACAGTTTTGCTGATTTTATCAAGGTAGCCAGACGAATGGGCAGGGAGAGTTTTGGTTGTGTTGAGGATGTAGTATTGCATGATATGTCAGCCGCAGAGTGGGCTAGACAAAAAGGGCGCAACCCGAAAGCTGCGCCAGAGATACTCAGGATGGCATTAGATGATCTGGAGTATGCTTTTAATCATTTGAATGATCGTTAGCCACTTATTTACCGCCTCTGTTTTTGTATTCTTCACGGCTAACAGGTTCGTAACGGCTATCAGTAGATTTGAGTTTTTGTTCTAAAATATTCAATTCAGAATAAATAGCCATGTCTGCTATGTTCATAACATCTTCACCCATCAATTTAATGGGTGTTGGTTTTGCCTGTTCAATTAATTTATAAATGATGTCTCTGTCGTGATCGTCTAACATTAATCTAAAACCTCCATTTCTTCTTTTTCAGTTAATTGTCGCCAGCCTTTCCAATCGCACTCATGGCAACCATCAAGATCGCCATGAGATGCACATTGTTCGCACTCCGCAACGGTCTCCCAACCGAGTGCGGGGTGTCTCACTATTCTGAGCGCTTGGAACATCAGTTGATCAGCCATCATGCACCGCCTTTATGGTCTGGCCGATACGCATGGCTATGCTAGGCACTATGGCATTTCCTAACGCTCGGTTTCTGTCCAGCCTTTCGGATATCCCATCAACCACTCCATAAGGTCGGGATTGGATTTGCCGCCATTGCCTTGTGTCAAATTGCGGCGTTCGTTCTCGTCGAGAACTCCGGCATCGCATAGCTTCTGCATTTTCTGAAAGTTGCCTGTCCCACCGCAAAGCGCTGCGCCTGTCGTTGGAGTAGGCCACGATATAAAGTCTGGCTCGTTCATGAATTGCGCCGACACTGAAAGCCGATAATAGCAGAGGGATTGCTGTGTACCTTTCTTTTGAAAGGTCATCGATGACTGAGGCAAGCCCGAGCGAAATGTGTCCTTTAACATTTTCAAAAACCAGCCAGCTTGGGTGTTTTGCTGATACGATTGTTTTGATGTAAGGCCAGATGTGTCGATCGTCTGCTTCACCTTTTCTGTTGCGTGAGGCCAAGCTGAACGGCTGGCAGGGGTATCCGGCTGTAAGGATGTCACAGTCTGGAACAAGTCTTGCTGGATCATTTGCTAGTTCCTTCACATCATAGGCAATCGGCACATCAGGCCAGTGCTTTGCTAATACCTTGCGGCTCCACTGCTCTATATCGCAGAACAGAACCGGCTTTGATAACCCAGCCCATTCAAAGCCAAGAGCAAAGCCACCAATGCCACTACACAAATCAACGTGACGCAGCATTAGCTAATTAGCCAAGCAAACACTTGCCAAAAATAACTGTCCTTTCCGCCAAGCATACTGATCGCAATCGGGCAGAGAACGCCTGCAAATAAGAACAACTCAATCAAAAAGCCTTTTGTTTCTCTGGTCATAATATCCTCATATAAAACCTCTGATATGT